GGTAATTTCGAACCCCCTTTTTCCGCTAGCGCCAGAATTATGCGTGTCGCAGCATGGACGCATTTGAGACGCCTAAGACGCCCAAAATCGAAAAGTTGACAATTATATGCCAAGAAAACGCTGTCAGGGACTATTTCGCTTAAAACGTCGCTACTGCGCTTAAATTGCGCCTATGCACACTTGCAACACCAAAGAACTCGCTGAGGCACTGGGGATCACGCAGGCGCGGATCAGCCAGATGAAGAGTCAGGGCAGGTTTGAAGGTTGCTTCACGGTTGATCGCAACAAGATCGCTTGGGACAAGGAAGCGGCGATCAAGGCGTACAAGGAGGGCAACCCGCTTGTCTCAGTGAGTCCCACGCGTAAGAAATCAGACGAGCTTGAGATCCCGAGTTTCAATGAGAGTCGTGCAAAGTCAGAACATTTCCGCGCAGAGCTGGCACGGCTGGATCTTGAGGTCAAGGAGGAGCAATTGGTGGAGGTGTCTCGCGTGCAGCGTGAGGCATTTTCGGCTGCACGTGCTGTGAGAGATGCCCTGAGCAACATTCCTGATCGTGTAAGCAATCAAATGGCTGCAGAATCTGATCCGGTGATCATTCACCAAACATTGACGGCAGAGATCCGTAAGGCGTTGGAGACGTTGACCGATGCGTGACGGCGCACTGATCTACCGCACCGCGTTTATTGATGGTCTAAAGCCTGACCCTGATCTAACGGTCAGCCAATGGGCGGATCAGTACCGGATGCTCAGCAACAAGGCATCTGCCGAGCCTGGACCGTGGCGCACAGATCGCACGCCTTACCTGCGGGAAATTATGGACTGCATGTCCGCCAACTCCGCTGTGCAGAAGGTGGTGTTCATGGCGGGCGCACAGCTTGGCAAGACGGAGGGCATCAACAACGTGGTGGGCTACATGATTGCCCATGCTCCGGGTCCAGCACTTTTCGTGCAGCCAACAATTGAGATGGCTAAAAGATTGAGTAAACAGCGACTGGATTCGCTAATTCATGAGACACCGTGCCTTGCCGCAAAGATCGCTCCCGCTCGAAGCCGCGATTCAGGCAACACGATGTTCAGCAAGGAATTCCCCGGCGGGATCCTTCTACTTACGGGTGCCAACTCCGCTACGGGCTTACGTTCTGCTCCTTGTCGCTGGGTGCTTCTTGATGAGGTTGATGCTTTTCCGTCTGATGTGGACGGTGAAGGAGACCCTTGTGCATTGGCAGAACGTCGTGCTTCAACGTTTAGTCGGCGGAAAATTATTCTGACCTCGACGCCAACGGTCAAAGATACAAGCAGGATTGAAACGGAGTATCTGGCATCTGATCAACGCCGATATTTTGTGCCATGTCCGCATTGCGATCACATGCAATGGCTGCAGTGGAAAAATCTGCAGTGGCGTGACGGTAATCCAAAGACTGCTGCGTATGTCTGCGAGGCTTGCGGGTGCCACATACCAGAGCATTACAAGAGCGAAATGCTTCGCAAAGGCGAATGGCGTGCGACTGCTACAAGCCAAGATGCACGGACGGTTGGATTCCATTTGTCCTCTCTCTATTCACCACTGGGATGGAAGAGCTGGGAAGAAATCGTGTCGGAGTTTTTACGTGCGAAGAACGACGCTCCGTTGCTCAAGACCTTTGTCAATACTGTCTTGGGCGAGACTTGGGAAGAGGAGACGGGGGCAAAACTTGGGGCGGAAAGCCTTTCGGAACGTGCCGAGTTCTACCCCGCTAGCGAGGTCCCCACGGGTGCCAGCATCTTGACCGCTGGCGTTGACGTACAGGACAACCGGGTTGCTATCGGACTGTATGGGTGGGGCGCTGGTGAGGAGTGCTGGCTGATCAGCCACACAGAGATTTACGGCGATCCAGCCGGACAGAAATTGTGGGAACAAGTTGATGACCTACTGCTAAGGGACTACCCGCATGCCGACGGTGGAAGACTCAAAGTTGCGGCAATTGGAGTGGACTCTGGCGGTCACTTCACAAGTGAAGTTTATGCGTATGCCAGAAGTCGAAAGGTAAAAGGTGTGTTTGCTTTGAAAGGACAGTCAGTGCGGAACAAACCGCCGATAGGGAAGCCTTCCAAAGTTGATATTAACTACAAAGGTCAAGTTTTGAAGAATTCGGCTGAAGTATTTCCCGTTGGTACTGACACGATCAAATCAACCTTGTTTGGCAGGATGAAGCACAACGAGGTTGGCGCAGGGTACATTCACTTTCACGCGGAGGCGGGTCAGGAATATTTCAAGCAACTTACGAGTGAGCGACAGGTGGTCCGTTACGTCAAGGGTTTTGCCATTCGGGAATGGAAGAAGAAAGCAGGTGATCGCAATGAGGCATTGGACTGTTTTGTTTACAGCTATGCCGCCCTGCACTTCTTGTACATGAGATTTAACAGGAACACGATTTTTGAGCAGTTTGAGCGTGCTACCAGCAATAGCGTAAAGAATGGACAGGTGATACCCGAAAAGAACGAGGAGCAAAAGCAGTCGCCATACCGCCCGCCGCAGCGTAGACTTCAGAGGCGAGCATCCTCATTTGTGACAAGCTGGTGAGCATCCTTGTACCGGATTTGATTTACGCAGGCGATACCGTCGTTTTTGACGTGCCTTCGTTTAAGGATGCGATCGGGACTGTCATTGACAGCGGCACGTACACGATGAATTGGTACGCCCGCACGAATACTGCTGCAGAAGGCGCAACAATCACCGGTACTGCCGAAGGTGATGGTTGGCGTATTACTGTTCCCGCCGCCACTACTGCCAACTTTGATGCCGGCTTGTGGACATGGCAGGCAATTGCCACCTACAGCACCCTTCAGTACACCGCCGGTCGCGGTCAGTTCACCGTCAAGGCAACTGCTGCTTACACCAGCACGCCCGGTGCATTTGATGATCGCAGCCGCGCTGAAATTGACCTCAGCTACGTCGAAGCTGCAATCCGCACCTTGTCTCAAGGCGGAATGGTGCAGGAATACAGCATTGGTGGCCGCAGCCTTCGTCGTTACAAGATGACTGAACTGCTCGAATTGCGCAGCACGTTGCAAAATGAGGTTGCAATGGAGCGACGCCGTGAAAAGATCCGTCAGGGTCTTGGCAATCCCGGTCTCGCCAAAGTGAGGTTCCGTTAATGGCTTTCTTGGGCTTTGGTCGTACCAACGCGTTGCGTAAGCAATTGCAAGAGGCGAAAGAGAAAAACTGGAACCTCAAGCGTGCTTATGCCGCTGCACAAAACAATCGCCTTACTTCTGACTGGATCAGTCAGGCAACTTCTGCTGATAGTGAAGTTCGCGGCAGCATCCGCATGTTGCGGAACCGCGCACGGCAGCTTGTTCGCGATTCAGATTTCGCAAAATCTGCGCTTCGTGCCGTAAAGAATAATGTTGTCGGCACTGGTATTCGTCATCAGGCGCAAGTGCGCATGCAGCGTGGTGGACGCCTTGCTGATGACATCAACCGCCGCATCGAGGAAGAATTTGATCGCTGGACGAGTGCCAAGCGTTGTCATGTTGGCGGCAAGCTGAGCTGGTACGACATTCAACGGTTATCTGTCACCTCAATGCTCGAATCGGGCGAGGTGTTCATCCGCCTTGTTCGTCAATCATTTGGCAACAGCAAGGTGCCCCTTGGTCTTGAGCTGATTGAATCTGATCTGCTTGACGACGATTACAACACCATTACGAAAGACGGCAATGAGATTCGGATGGGTGTTGAGATTGATAAGTGGGGACGCCCAATTGCGTATCACTTCTTTGATTACCATCCCGGCGATTATCAATTCAGCTACGCGCAGAAGGCAGTCAAGCGCCGGATTCGCATTCCCGCTGATGACATCATTCATCTGTACCTGATTGATCGTCCCGGTCAGACGCGTGGTGTTAGCGCGTTTGCTACGGCGATCATGCGCCTTCGTAATTTGTCTGGATACGAAGAAGCGGAGATCGTCGCTGCCCGTGCCAGTAGCAGCATGATGGCGTTCGTCAAAACGCCGGATCAGGAGCTGTTTGAAGATGGCACGTTTGATCAGGAGTCTGTCCTCGACTTCTCTCCCGGCAGCATCCGTCGATTGGCACCGGGCGAAGAAATGCAATTCTTCACTCCCAATCGCCCTGATGATGCGTTTACTCCTTTTGTCCAGCAAATGCTGCGAGCTGTGGCTGCTGGGATTGGCTGTAGTTATACGCAAGTCAGCTCAGATTTCTCGCAGAGCAATTACAGCTCTTCGCGCTTAGAGCTGCTTGAAACGCGTACGCACTACAAGGTGCTGCAGCAGTATTTGATCGAATCGCTGTGCGAAGAGGTCTACGAGCGTTGGCTTGAGATGGCGGTCTTGGCTGGTGTACTGGATCTGCCCGGCTTTGAATCAAATCCGCAACGCTATGAAGAAGCCAAGTGGATTGCACCTGCTGCCCAGTTTGTTGATCCGCAGAAGGAAGCTGCTGCTTACAAGGAGCTGATTCGTAGCGGCATCATGACCCTTTCGCAGGTCATCGCATTGCACGGCGGTGATTTCGAGGATCAAATGCGTCAACGGCAGCATGAACTGGCTGTTGCTGATGAACTCGGCATCGTCCTTGATACGGATCCTTCACAGGTATCAAATAATGGCGTCACCCAGCCGACTCCTGTACCACCTACCGAACATCCGGTACAACATGAAGAAGAACCTGAATTGGAAGACATAGACTGATGAGCAAAGCATTCGTGGAACTCATGAAACGCGAGGCAAAAGGCTTTGCGCCCACTGGCAAGCAGACTCGATCTGCGCCTGAGGTTGAGGTGGTCGAGGATGGTCGTCCTTACCCCAACGAGCATGCCGCACGTCTGACCGATCCAGATCAATACGACAGCATTCGCCGCGTCAATGATGAATTTGGCGCTGGTATTGATGCAATTTATGGCATCAAAGAAGGCACCAGCGAACTACAAGCAATCCGCTTTGATGCTGATCGTTTTACATCCGCAGAAGCACGTCAGTGGCTCAGTGATCATGACTTTGATCCGATGATGTTTGAAGAAGCAACTGGTGAACGCGAAGAAGAGCGTGCTGCACCTGATGCATTGAAAGTTGGTGACTTTGTCGAATGGGATTCCAGCGGTGGTACTGCACGCGGAAAAATTGAACATGTAATGCGTGAAGGTGTACTTGGCGTTCCTGATTCGTCATTTAGCATCAATGCATCGGAAGAAGATCCCGCTGCTTTAATTCGCGTGTATCGCCGTCAAGATGGCAATTACGAGGAGACTGAGACCATGGTTGGTCATAAGTTTTCTGAACTCCGCAAGATTTCGGCGTTGCGTTTCCTTGAAGGCGAAACTGTAAAGCGTTCTTTCACTGCTGAATTCCGCAGTGCAGATGAGGATCGCACACTTGAATTTCCCTTCGCCAGTGAAGCGCCCGTAGAGCGTTATTACGGGATGGAAGTATTAAACATGGATGCGAAATCCATGGATCTAACCCGTCTCAATGACGGCGCCCCTCTTCTTTATCAACACGATCCGGATCGGATTGTTGGTGTTGTTCAAAAGGCATATATCAAGAACAAGCGTGCCTATGCACGTGTAAAACTCGCGAACAATGACCTTGGACGCGAAATGCAGGAGCTGATCAAGGATGGAATCATCCGTAACGTCAGCTTCGGCTACAAGATCAATGCGATGGAAGCCGATGAGTCCACTTCACCAGTGACTTATCGTGCTACCAACTTCCAACCGTTTGAAATCAGTTTGGTGACCGTGCCTGCTGATCAATCGGTTGGCATTGGTCGCAGCGCCTTTAATAATAAAGGCGTAGATACGGCGTCAGCCGTGGAAAACACCTTCAACGGAGTTACTACCGTGGATCAAAACCTCAACGTTGAGGCTATCCGCGCTGAGGCTGTACAAGCCAAGGCGAAGGAAGCAGCCGACATGATCGCCCTTGGTCAACGTACCAAGAACATTGAACTGGCTCAGGAGTTTATCGCTAACTCCCGCAGCCTCGATGAGCTTCGTACCGCCCTTCTGGAAAAGATGGGTGTGCAGGAAAAGCCCATCAACGCCAAGGACGCCGAAATCGGCATGTCCACCAAAGAGCGTCGTGATTACAGCTTCGTGCGTGCAATCAACGCTCTGGCTCACCCCAACAGCGCTGAAGCTCAGCGTGCTGCTGGTTTCGAACTCGAAGTCAGCCGTGCTGCTCAAGAGAAGTCCGGTAAGGAAGCTCGTGGCATCCTGGTCCCCGCCGATGTGCTGGGCTTTGGTCGTCGCGATCTGACTGTCGGCTCTGCTTCCGGTGGTGGTGATCTGGTGGCTACCGATCTGATGAGCGACAGCTTCATCGATCTGCTCCGTAAGTCGCTGGTGCTGCAACAAGCAGGTGCCAACGTCATGACCGGTCTGCAGGGCATGGTTGCTATCCCCCGTCAATCGGGTGGCGCTACCACCTATCACGTGGCTGAATCCGGTGCCATCACCGAATCGCAGCTCACCGTGGATCAGGTTGCAATGCAGCCCCGCACCATTGGTGCCCTGACCGATTACAGCCGCCGTCTGCTGCTTCAGTCCAGCATCGACATCGAGAATCTCGTTCGTCGTGACCTGGCTCAGCAGATCGCCATTGAGGTTGAGAACCAAGCCATCAACGGCACTGGCACCGGTTCCTATCCTCTGGGCTTCCTGAACGTTACCGGCATCAACACTGAGTCTGGCTACACCACGTTCGCTGATTATGTGAACGCTGAAGCCGCTCTCAGCACCGATAACGCTCTGCTCGGCACCCTTGGTTATCTGATGAACTCCGCTCTGCGCGGAACCCTGAAGACCACTGAGAAAGCCAGCAACACTGCTCAGTTCGTCTACGAAGCCGACAACACCATCAACGGTTACTCGGCTTACGTGTCCAACTCCATGCCGAACAACACTGCGGTGTTCGCTAATTTCAGCGACATCATGATCGGCTTCTGGAGCGGTCTGGACATCATGGTTGATCCCTACACCGGTTCCGCCTCCGGCACCGTGCGCGTGGTTGCCATGCAGGACTATGACGTGGCTATCCGTCATCCTGAGTCCATCTGCAAACTGTCCTGATAACTAGGAGCGGGTATGCGCATTCAGATGCTTCGTAGCACCATCGTTGACCTCAAAGAGGTGAAAGCTGGTGACATTGTCGAAACCGACAAAAGATCAGCCTTGTTGTTGATCGGCATCCAAAAAGCGATACCTGCTCCTTTACCTCAGGAAGTTGTAATCGAGGCTGAAGAAGAGCCTCAAACTGTTAAACCCGCTCCCAAACGGAGAAAGACCAATGATCCACAACCTCGGGTCTAAGACCACTCTGCTGGCGGTGCGCCCTAACGCTGTTGCCGCTTCCACTGGTGTTGGCTCTGCCATCGATCTGCTCGATTACGAAGGCGATATTGCTTTCGTTCTTGACGCTTCTGCCGGTGGCGCTGGCATTACCTATGCCGTCAAGCTGACCGAATCCGACACCTCTGGTGGCACTTACACCGATGTGTCTGGTGGCGCTTTCACCACCACTGAAGCCAATACCGCTTCTCAACAGAAGCTGTATGTGAACAGCAACGACATGAAGCGCTACATCAAAGCGAGCGTGACTGTTGCTGGTGGCACCGGCACTGGCTTTGTGTCGCTGACCGGTCTTGCTTCTGTCAAGTACGGCGCTTGATCCTAATGGCGCTTTCTGAAACGCTGGCATTTCTCAATACCGACGAGTTTGGCGTTACTTGCCAAATTGGTGCTGGTGCTGAATTTGTTGGCATTTTGGATTCGCCTGTGGATGTGATCGCGGGAGGTATGGCTCTAAGTCGGGAGTATTTGCTTACGGCGAAAACTTCTGATGTGAGTTCCGCCTCTCGCGGCACTTCTATCACTGTCGGTGGCTCGTCGTACACCGTGCGTGAAAATCGCGCAATTGACGACGGAGTATTTTCTGAGTTGTTGTTGTCCAAGGTTTGATCCGCCATGAGTATCGCCAAGGTCAACACACGCGCCAAATGGGCAACATTGAATCCAGTGCTGTTGCCCGGCGAGACGGGGCTTGAAACCGATACCAAAGCCAAGAAAAACGGAGACGGCAAGACACCGTGGAATCAATTGCCGTATAACGGCGCAGCGGGATATTGGGGAGATTTTGCAGATACAAGTGATCAAACAGCAACTGCAAATACGCCAACTTCAGTTCTTTTTCGTGTTGACGATATTCACAATCGTGGAGTTAGAGTTGTCAATAACACCAGAATTACTGTTGAGCATCCGGGCATCTACGGCTTTACATTTGTTTTGCAATTATCAAATAATGACACTGTAATTCACGACATTAATGTATGGCTGCGTCTGAATGATTCGGGTTCCAGCGGCGATCTTCCCAGCACTGGAACCAAAGTGAGCGTCATTGAAAGCCATGGTGGCGTTCCGGGCAATAACGTAATTGCCCTCAATCACGCAATGCTTCTTGCTCCTAATGATTACGTTGAATTGATTTGGGCGACCAGCCATGTTGATGCTTACCTGCAAGCTAGTGCCGCAATTACTAGCCCATACACCCGTCCGGCAACGCCTAGCGTTCATTGCAGCGTTGTTCAAATTGCTTCCGCCTAATCATGGCTGACACCGTACGTGAACAGATCCTTGCTCGGATCAAAACCAATTTGGACAACATTACTGATGCGACGGTATATCGCAGCCGTGTTGAGCCACTGTCTCGCGGTGAGGCACCCGCAATTATCGTTGAACCCATCAGCGATCAACCGTCAGAAGTTTTCAGCAGCAAATTGCAATGGTCTCTTCGGGTGCGGGTAACGGTCATTGTTCGCGCCAATGTCCCAGATGATGTTTCTGATGCTTACACCCAACAAGTTCATAATCGAATAATGTCCGATCCCACATGCAATGGAAGCGCGTTGGACATAGATCCTGATCGCGTCGATTTTAGTTTGTACGAAGCAGACATACCTCTTGGTATCATTAGCATGGATTACATGGTCATGTACCGTTCAGGTCGCACTGACCTAACCACGGCAGGTTGATCTCATGGCTAAGAGCAAAACTCCCAAGCCTGTGCCTAATCCCGGCGTCGGAGGTACTTATCTCTTTGACGTTGTGACTGGTGAGCTTAAACTGTTGACAGAAACTGATCTCTTAGGAGACCAAACCGATGGCGAAGCTTTACCGGAAGCGGACCGTCCTTGTTAAGACTGAGTCAACGTACGGCACGGATTCCTCTCCGGCTGGCAGCGACGCTGTCCAAGTTCGGAACCTTGAAATCACTCCAGTCGAATCTGAGGTTCTTAGCCGAGATTTGATTCGTCCTTATCTGGGCAACTCTCCGCAATTGATTGCCAACACTCGTGTGGTGGTAACTTTTGAGGTTGAGTATTCAGGCTCTGGTACTGCTGGCACTGCCCCTCGTTACGGCGGCTTGCTAAAAGCCTGCGGCTTCAGCGAAACCGTTGTTGCCAGCACCAGCGTTACTTACGCACCTGTCTCCAGCAGCTTTGACTCCGTCACCATCTACTTCTCCCTTGATGGTGTGCGTCACAAGGTGACGGGCGCACGCGGTACGTTTTCGCTGAACTTGACCGCAAACCAAATTCCGATCATCTCTTTCACGATGACCGGTCAGTACAACGCCCCGACTGATACTGCGGATCCGACTCCGACCTACACCAATCAGGCGGCACCTCAGATCTTCAACGACACCAACACCACCGCCTTCACCCTGTTTGCGTCAAGCAGTATCCCGCTGCAAACTTGCGCACTTGATGTCGGCAATGAGGTTGTTTACCGCGAATTGGTAAACAGCAACAAGGAAGTCAGCATCGTGAACCGCGCTGGCACCGGCAGCCTCACCATTGAGATGGTCACCTTGGCAACCAAGGACTTCTTCTCCAATGCTGTGGCAGGCACCACTGGTGCTTTCAGCATCACGCATGGCACGACTGCTGGAAACATCATCGACCTGGCTACCGCTTCTGGTGGCGTCAGCCTCGGTGGTCCTACGTATGCAGAAGACAACGGCGTTGTTATGCTGAACCTGCCGTATACTCTCGTACCCACTTCCTCGGGTAACGACGAGTTCACTCTGGCTTACACCTAAACCGCATGGCATTCGTTCTTAAGAAGACTGCAACGTACAAATGGCCGGTTTCAGTAGAAACACCTATTGATGGCGGCAAGTTTGAAAAACAAACGTTCGATGCAGTCTTCAAACGAATGAGCCGTTCGTCCTTTGTGGATTTGCTTGAGAAGGGTGAGGATGCCCTTGTTGAGCAAATCCTTGAAGGTTGGGACGGTGTTCTGGATGATGATGGGAAAGAAATTCCTTTCACCCAGAAAAACAAAAAAGAAATGTTGGATGATCCCTATGTCATCCGAGGCTTGATCACTGCTTACGCCGATAGCGTCGTAGGGGTGCTGGCAAAAAACTAGAAGACGCCGCACGTCACTGGTGCGGCATGGCTCAGACAGGTGAAGAAGAGACTGACGAAGATTTAAAAGCTTTGGGCTTGATGCCTGAAGCTATTGCTGATTTGCAATCACGCAAAGATGCTGAAGACTTCGAGGTATGGGAGGAAAACTTAGAAACAGTTCAAATGTTCATGCGCATGCAAACGCAATGGAACGTTGGAGTTAGCGGTGCTGTCGGTTTGAACTACCCGAGTCTGGAATGGCTCTGTAAGCTGTATGCAGTGATGGATCCGGTCGCCTTGTTCGAAGGTATCCGCATCATGGAAGCAACTGCGCTTACCTGCTTTCAAGAACAACGGAGTAAGTAATGGCTGATCAATCCACGGTATTGCGCGTCAGAGCCGAGGTTGAAAACCTTGAAGGCTTGAACCGCCTGCGGACCGCAGTTCGTGGTGTTTCGTCAGAGGCAAAAGCCAGTAGCAACGATTTCAATAAGTTGCTGGATAGCGTTCGGAGCTTAGATACTGCAACCAATCGCTCGATCAACGGTTTACAACGTCAGAAGGAAGCTTTTGATGCAATTCGTCGCTCTGCAAATCTCGGAAGCGATGCGTTTAAGCAGGCAAGCGCAGAGATTGCACGTCTTGATAAGCAGCTTGCGCAAGTAGAAGGCAAGCAGGCTGGTGGCCGTGGTGCAAAGCTTGCTCAAACGCTTGGTGCCGTTGCATCTGGTGGTGTTTTTGGTGGTCCTGAAGGTCTTATTGGTGGCGCCATTGGCGCTGCTGGTGGACCAACTGGAGCATTGGCGGGTGCAGCACTGGGTGCGCAAATTGGGCAGCTCCGACAACTGGCTGGTTCCACTGCTGAATATGCCGCTGAAATCAATAAGCAACGAATCGCACTGCAACTTGTTACCAAGGATCAAAATGAATACCAACGTGCATTGCAATTTATTGATCGCACAAGTCGTCAACTTGCAATTCCGCAAGAAATTATTACAGAGCAATTTACAAAATTAACAGCATCTGTCAAAGGCGCTGGTGGCAATGTTCGCGATGCGGAAAAAGCTTTTATTGGCATTGCATCTGGCATTCGTGGAACTGGAGGCAGTCTTCAGCAATTAGAATCCGCACTGCTTGCAACTTCTCAGGTATTCAGTAAAGGCAAGGTCAGCGCAGAAGAACTTCGCCAACAGATAGGCGAACGCTTGCCGGGTGCTTTTAGCTTGTTCGCAAAATCTTTGGACATGACTCCACAAGAGCTTGATAAGGCTCTTGAAAAAGGACAAGTCAGCCTCCAAGATTTCCAAAAATTTGCAGAGAAATTATTTGAGGAATATGGCGAAAACGCCAAGATTATTGCAAACGGACCCGATGCTGCTGGCGATCGACTCAAAACATCACTGTCTCGTCTCAACGAAAGTATTGGCACGCTTTTGAAGCCAATTGGCGCTGAATTTCAAACTGTATTTGCAAAAATTGCTGTATCAATTGATGAAGCGGCTAGAAAGCTGGCGGATTTTCTTGGCATAGGCAAAGGCAGTGCCGATGAAATTAGAAAACTTAAAAATGACATTGAAACTACAAATATAAGATTGCAGGATTTTGCACGACTTCGTGTGCGGCGCGGCGGAATGCTTGATCCTGGTCAATATTCTCAAGAAAAAACTTTATTGGAAAGAAGCACTAGATTGCGTTCTCAATTATCAGCGCTTGAAGCGGCTGCAAAGATAGCCAGAGAAGGTCAGACTGAGCCACCTTCTAAGTTGCCTGGCATTGATCCGACTGCTGCCAAAGAGAAAAAACCTCCAAGAATTCCAGTTCAAAGAATTAGCGATATCATTGGCGCTTCTGAAAAACAAGCAGAGCAAGCAGAAAAAAACTTGCGCTTGCAAGAATTAATCAACGAAGCCAAACAAAAAGGCTTTAAATATGACGCGGAAATACTTCCGCTCCTGAGAAAATCGCTGGATTTCAATACTCAAATTCAATACGGTGAGGCTGCAATTGAAGAGTTAGTTGGCAATAAAAATTATCTGCTTAAAAATGGCTTAAGCATAGAAGAGTACACCGCACGACTTGCAGTAGCCAGAACAAATATCGAAACCGCTCGGATTAATCGTCAAACAGAATTTTTGCAATTACAAGACAAGGAACGTGAAATAGTTGAACGCATTGATGCTGACAGGACAAATGCACTTCAGAAAATTCAGCAATATTTAATTGACGCTGAAATGGCCAGTAAAAAACTGACAGACGAAGAGAAGCGTCGTCTTGAAATAAATCAGTTTCTAGCAAAAGTAATTGAAGAATCTTTTGGCAAGATCAGCGATGAAGAATTAGTGGATGCCATTAACCGAATTCGTGAGGCAATGGAAAAGACAATTCCAAAAGCAAAAGATTTTGGTGAAAATTTCAAGGAATCATTCCAGCAAGTTGCTACTTCTGCACTTGATCTTGGCACCAATATCGGCGCTTCACTGGGTAATGCCTTTTCTTCTTTGGGTGATCAAATTGGTGAATTTGTGACAACTGGTAAAGCCAGTTTTGCTGATCTGACTCGTTCGGTCCTTGCTGATCTTGCCAAAATTTTTGCTCGTGCAGCAATCTTTGCCACCCTCAAAAGCGTTTTTCAAGGTAGTTCCGTTGGCAAATTGTTTGGATTTGCAATGGGTGGCGTCATGACCTCTGACGGTCCAATGCCTCTCAAGCGCTATGCAAACGGTGGTATTGCCAGCAGTCCTCAGCTTGCAATGTTTGGCGAAGGAAGCATGCCTGAAGCTTATGTGCCACTGCCTGACGGTCGTAGCATTCCTGTCAGCATGAAAAATGGCGGTTCTGGTAGCAACGTTGTGGTCAACGTAGACGCCAGTGGAACAAGCGTTCAGGGAAATCAACCTGATGCTGCTGCATTGGGACGTGCCATTGGCGCAGCAGTGCAGGCAGAATTGGTCAAGCAAAAACGACCCGGAGGCTTGCTTGCCTGATGGCTACTTTTACCTATACGCCAAGCTTTACAGCTAGCGAGGAAAGCCAGCCCCGTGTGCGAACCACGCAGTTTGGTGATGGCTATAGCCAGCGCCTTCGCTACGGGTTGAATACAGATCCCAAATCGTGGCGATTAACTTTTCAGAATCGTTCGAATACAGAGCGAGACAATATTTTGACTTTCTTGGAAGCTCGTGGAGGTGCCGAATCCTTTGATTGGACGCCACCTCGCGGCTCAGCTGGTAAATATATTTGTCAGCAATGGAATATGGAAATGGTTGTTTATAACAACAACACAATTACAGCGACATTTATTGAGGTGTTTGAGCCATGAGCGAAATGTTCCAGGAGCTGCTCAGCTCCAATCCTTACGCGATCATTGAGCTATTTGAGCTGCACCTGGATCAGGAGCTGCATGGCAGCACAGAGATTGTACGTTTTCACGCTGGCGCCAATCAGACCAGCCCCGTAGGCGAAATTTATTGGCAAGGGCAGCCCTATCAGGCATTGCCGATTGAAGCAGAAGGTTTTGAGTACAACGGTTCTGGACAACTTCCACGTCCAACAATCCGCGTCTCCAACTTGTTGGGCAGTGTCTCGGCGTTATTGCTGGGCGTAAATGAGATCACTCCTGGCAACGACCTGACTGGCGCAAAAGTTATCAGGATCCGCACGTTGAGTCGTTTCTTGGATCCTGCAAACTTTGCGGGCAATGTGAATCCTTATGGCACGCCTGCGAATGAGGAGATGCCGCGTGAGATCTACTACATCGACCGCAAATCAGCAGAGAATCGCGAAATCGTTGAGTTCGAGCTTGCATCCGTATTTGACCTGGCTGGTGTTCGGGCGCCTAAGCGGCAGGTGATTGCCAATATCTGCCAGTGGAAATACCGCAGCGCCGAATGCGGTTACACGGGTGGCAACTACTTCGACGAATACGACAACGCACTTGGGGCAACCCCCGCGACTAATTTCAGCGCCACAGCTTTTGGCGCACAGTTAACAGCAGGCGAAACATTGAATGAAGGCGATGCAATCGTGTCATCCAATGGCTGGTATCGCGCCATCATGCAAAGCGATGGCAACTTTGTCGTCTACAAGAAAAACGGAACAGCAGCCTGGGCAACCAATACTGTTCGAGGCGATGGCACTTATCGCGCCGTAATGCAAAGCGATGGCAACTTTGTGATTTACAACGGCAGTTCTGCGATCTGGGCAACCAATACAGAAAACACTTCATCGCCCAGCACGATGAGTTTTATTGATTGGTATCCACGCGACGTGCAAACAGGTCGCTCTGGTGGTTTTGGCTGGGAATGTGTCGGCTCAAATCCCACTGGCTCAGGTCAAACCAACACGCAAACAGAGTCCTTTACTATCGGCAGCCGTTCAATCACTGTCTTGTTTGAGTTCTATTCAACTGAATTGCCCGTCGGTCACTACAGCGGACAAACCTACGCTTGGAACGGCATCAACAGCGCTGCAATTACGGCAAGCAGCGGCACATTTTATACAGGCGAAGTTATTGATCTGACCAAAACATTGTCAAGCAATAATCCTTTCCGCAACAATCATCCGACCCTGGGCACGTTGTCAACTGCGGGTGCGGCGTATCAAATCACAGCCGTTACAGGCAATACGAACAACCGCCTGAACATCACAACAACTGGTGGCTTGATTCTCTACACCAACACCAACGCGCAGCTATGGAACTCTGGGTTTAGCAGTTCAGATGAACCCCTTGTCACTACTGGGACGGTTAATCCCCTTCAAGATGTTTGCGGCAAGCGCATTAGCAGCTGCAAAAAGCGGTTTGGTGATTATGCCGAACTACCGTTTGGGTCATTCCCGTCTGTTGGGACCTTCTACTCATGACCCACTGGAAGCATGACGCGCTGGCACATGCGCTGGCTGATGCGCCAAGGGAGGCATGTGGTTTGGTCGTTGTGGTCAAAGGTCGCGAGCGGTATTGGCCATGCAAAAACCTTGCTGCCACTAATGATTTCTTCGTCCTAGATCCCGAGGATTACGCCGCTGCTGAAGAGGCTGGCGAGATCTTGGCAGTGTTTCACAGCCACCCCAAATCACCAGCACAGCCAAGCGAAGCCGACCTGATGGCGTGCGAAAAGTCCGGGCTGAAGTGGATCATCTGCAACCCCGGCACCGAGATGTGGTGCGAATTTGAACCGACCGGCTACAAGCCACCGCTACTGGGTCGCCAATGGGTCTGGAGCGTGTCGGACTGCTGGACGCTGGTGCGTGACTGGTACAAGGAAGAATGGGACCTAGACCTACCGGATTGGCAGCGTCCGACGAACCACGAGGAGTTTCGCCTGGCGCCAATGTTTGAGGACTGCTTCGAGGAAGCGGGCTTTGTGAATCTTGGACAGGATCAGCCTGAATATGGCGACGCAATTTTGATGCGTCTCGATGGATCACCGGGTTTGAATCACGTAGCTGTTTATGTGGGTGAGCAGCGCATTTTGCATCATTTGACCGGGCGTCTCAGTAGCCGGGACGTTTGGGGCGGCTACTATCAGAAGAACACCGGACTAATCGTCAGACACGGGAGCAGGTGCTGAGATGTTCCGCGTCATCAAGGTCTACGGCAAGCTCGCCAAGCATCTGGGGCAACGGAGTTTTAAGGCGGCGGTGAGGACACCGGCTGAAGCAATCCGTTTCCTGCTGGCAAATTTCCCGAGCTTGCGTGGCGTGATGAGCGAAGGCGATTACAAGCTGAGCGTGGGTCGCAGCCAGCTTGAAATTGGCGAACACCCTGAGCATATACACCTACCTTCGGCATCATTTGAGCCCATCCGGATCATTCCGGTTGTTGCTGGTGCAGGTGGCGGTACAGGCAAGATCTTGGCTGGTATTGGTTTGATTGCAGCTGCAATCTTGCTGGGTCCGGCAGCTGGAGGATTTCTGGGCTTAGGTGCTGGACTTGCAGGCGGTGGAGCTGGAATCATTGGCGGCGCAGCAGCGACAGCAATTGGTGCCGTTGGCGCATCCTTGGTTCTTGGTGGCGTCGCTCAACTGCTTACCCCAACCCCCCAGCTTGGCGTTACAAATGCACGTGGCGTTGACGAGGCAACTGACCCTCGCCGTAGCTACAGCTTTTCTGGTATCCAGAACGTGAGCCGCCAAGGCGTACCAGTGCCCATCATTTACGGCGAAGTATTTACGGGCAGTGTGGTCATCTCTGCCGGTATCAATACTGAGGAGATTCCGACCTAATGGATAAGCAACAAATTGCTGGTGCAGGCGGTGGCGGCGGTGGTGGGCAGCAGACAGTCATCGCGCAGCCTGCTGGTGGCGCCTTTGTTAATCCAGACAACCTCGACTCCCGCCAAGTTGTTCGCCTTATTGATCTACTAGGCGAAGGTGAAATCGAGGGCTTTCCATCAGCGCGGAATTATTCACCTGGCACGGCTGCATACGAAAACGCAATCAAAAAAGACATCTATTTCAACAATACGCCGCTGCTTCGCGCTGGAGCGGATCCCTACAACGTCCAAACCAGCGACTACAACTTTGATCTGACTAACTCAGCATTTGAATATCGCTCTGGCACACAAAACCAAAGCTATACACAAAACATCGGTGACGCCAACCAGCAGACGTATGCCGTTGGATTGAAGGTGACCAAGGATGTACCTGTAACTCGGTCGATTACAGATACAGACGTAAATTCTGTGCGGGTAACGATTGGCACCCCGGCGCTGCAAAAGTTCGAAGCCAATGGCGACATTAACGGTCGCACAATCGAATATCAGATTCAGGTTTCCTACAGCGGCGGACCTTTCACAACAGTTGTTAGCAATGACATTTCTGGCCGCACGCCAGACCTTTACCAGCGCATCCACCGCATCGATCTTGATCCAGGTCCACCAGCCGAGATCCGCGTTGTTCGTGTTTCTGATGATGCCCCAGCACCCGGCTCATCGGTTGAATACTCCGATCTGTACTGGTACGACTACACCGAAAAGATCAACGCGAAAACAACATTTCCAAATAGTGCCCTGATGGGCATCCGCATCAATGCGGAACAGTTCAGCAACATTCCGACTCGCAGCTACCGGGTGCGGGGTATCAAAGTTCGCATTCCAAACAATGCCACGGTCAATCCAGAAAACGGACGTTTGATCTATGCCGGCACTTGGAATGGCACGTTTGCAGCGGCGCAATGGACAACTGACCCCTGCTGGATCCTTTGGGACCTACTGACATCCAAGCGATACGGTTTCGGTGATCATGTCGCCGCTGATCAGCTGGACAAATGGAGCTTTCTGGCTGCCAGTCAGTATTGCTCTGAAGTTGTTTCTAACGGCAAAGGTGGTCAAGAGCCACGGTTCTCCTGCAATGTTGTCCTGCAATCGCAGCAAGAAGCCTTCACGCTGATTAACGACATGTGCTCGGTATTCCGGGCAATGCCGTTCTGGTCTGCTGGCACGCTGGAGGTATCGCAGGATCGCCCGCAGGACTACAGCTACATCTTCAATCAAACCAACGTCACTGAAGCCGGGTTCAGCTACAGCGGCAGTGGTCTGAAGACTCGTCACACCGTTGCGGTGGTGCAGTATTTCGATATGGACCTGCGCGATATCGCGTATGAGGTCATCGAAGACAAAACCGGCATCGACAAGTTCGGCGTTGTCAAAACCGAGATCCAAGCTTTTGCCTGCACCAGTCAAAGTCAAGCCCGCCGCGTTGGTGAATGGCTGCTTTACACCGAGCAAAACGAGACCGAGATCGTCAGCTTTGAAACTGACATTGCAGCTGGCATCACTGTTCGCCCCGGTGACCTAATCAAAATTGCCGACCCGGT